TATCAGTACTGAATTATCAAATGTGTCTGATTCAATATTTTTAAGTTGATCTAATACAATTTCATCAACTGTTTGAAACTTAATCTCACCTTGAAATTCTATTTCATCATCTATTTCTTTGTGTGGTAATAAACTAATCTCTCTTAAACTGTAAGTGTTTTGAAAGTTTTCTTTTATAAAATTTGCTTCTTCGTAAGTAATATCAATGTCAATTTTAACTCTTACATTTGTTTCTGGCTCTAGGAATTCATCTGGTGCCTCGAGTAACTTACTTAATGGAATAGTTCTATACTTTGGACCAGCTGACCATATCTGATACTTGGGTGGTTTATCCCATTCGAGCATCATACATCCACGATCATTGTCCCAAGCATCTGCATAATTGTGTGCAAAAGGATTACCTATATATGTAACATTGCCTTTTGTTTGACGTTTATGGAAATGTCCAGTGAACACGTGACCAACCTTATCAAAATGTCCTGCGTTTAATTCACCGTGGTCTGGCATTTCTACCATAGCATTCATTTTAAAGTTAGGAAGCTCAAAGTGACCAAACATATATTTGGCTTTTATATTTTTAACTTTTTTCCACTCATTACCAATTAACCAAGGAACTAGTGCTACATCATCTTTAACTACAATTTCATCGATGACTTTTACTTTGGGTATTTCTTGAGCGAACACCACCGAAGATATTTCACGTTTATCTCTATAAAACAAATCGTGATTACCTACCAAAAAATAAGTCTGATCAAATGCTTCACTCAAACGTTTGAGATTAGAGATCGAGTAGTTGAGTGTGCTTATATTGATAGATGATCTATGGTGATGCCAGTCGCCCAGAAAGATGCAAGTCTCTGCACCAAATTTTTTTGCTTCGTCGATAAACCACTTGACAAAGTCTTCACAATCATTGTTGTGTTGCCTTGAATTGTTTTTCAATCCAAAGTGAATATCTGTAAAACAGGCCGCTTTTTTAAACATATATAAATCTCAAACTTTGATTATTATTATACTACTTTTTTGGATAATTGTCAATAGTTGGACCGAAATCTAATTTAGTTTTTATTTCGTTTTCTAATTGTCTAGTATATGACGGGGTTTGTCCAGCTTCTTGTAATAAATCATCTCTTAAACTTTGATGTTTTTTCTCCACATTTAGAATCCTTGTAAAAGAGTTGGTTATGGCGGCAGTGTAATATGCAAAAGGATTTTCACTTTTGCTTTCATCAAATTGCAAACCAATTTGGCTCAATTGAAGTAATGCTTGTGATTGCATTTCATCATTGTAAGTGTAACCTCGCCAGTTACCTCTGCTTCCGTACCTTTGACATAACTTCATATACATCAAAGCCAATTTATTTGTAAGCCTACCGTGACTTAAACTAAAATGTCCGTTCTCCATTCCACCTATCCAGTGACTGATGCCGACAAGTTGCCATTCTCTGTCCTCATTCATTTTGTAATGTTTAAAAGGAATAAAGTTTAGTTTGACTTTAGTGTCTGCTACTGTTTTAGGATTGGCTTTTCTGTCAGGATCATCCGGTGCGTGATCGTAAGTGTAACAACGTATGACAACATCAAGGTCAGATATGTCTCTTGTTTTCACATCCTTACCATTTAATTTTGCTTTAGTGACACCTAGCTCTTCGCATTTTAATTTTGTTAATCTTTCAGCACGATTTTTTCTTGCTTCAAGTATCATTTTTTTAGTGATTTTCTCAATTGGTTTTAGAGTAATCAAGTCATAATTGCTATATTCAGGATCTGTATATGAACAGAAACTGTTCTTGCTTTTTGCAATTTCTTTTAGAATATCTTTGTTATTTAGGTAATTTATACGTTTCATACTTGTATACTATTATAAACTTTCTCAAAGGTCAACCAATTTTGACAGATTAATTATGTACTACTATAATTTATCTAATAAATATTATTATGCCACGTTTAACTAATGATTATAGAGCGATATTACAAGCCAAGCCCGGTAAAGATAAAAAGAATCTTGAAGCAGTTTATGGTGACAGATACAACAGAGATAGCTTGTTAAGACCCATATGGGAAACCAATGGTATGTTAATGCCATATACTCCAATGATACAAGTATCACACGCAATGGTAGACTACACGCAGTACAGCTTACCACAAACAAATTTCGACTACTTTGCGTATGCGAGAAGAGCCTCACCGACGCTCAGTATAACAGCAATGTACACTGCACAAGATATCGAAGAAGCAAAATATATGTTATCAGTGATACACTTTTTGAGAACTGTGACAATGAGTTATTATGGCACATCAAATATGAAAAAAAGAGGAATTCCGCCCCCAACGTTATTGTTTAGTGCATATGGACCTTATATGTATGAACGTGTTCCAGTGTTGATACGTAACGTATCGTTTGGACTAGAACAAGACGTAGATTATGTACCAGCGGCGGCTGATGCAGATGCTTTTTATAAAGGATTAGCTAACAAATCTCCAGAACCTGCAATGTCAGGTCTCGATGGGCCAGACGTTAGTCCTGCAGGACTAGAAGCTACCGGTTTTGAGAAACGCATAAGTCAATCATATGTTCCGGCAGTGTTGAACATTTTCTTAGATGTGGTTTATGCTCCTGTACCAAGCACATACAGAGACAACTTCGATCTTGATAAGTTCAGAGACGGCAGTTATCTCGATGGCGGCAATGATGACGGCACGAAAGGATTTATTTAATGGCTGAATCACCTTACTTCAAGACATCTATCATTAATGATTATCTAGACATAATCAATATGCCAAACATACCTCAAAGTAATAATGATGAGTATTACACCATTGAAGGGAAATATCATCGAAGACCAGACTTATTAGCAAATGAACTGTATGGCAGTTCAAGATTGTGGTGGGTGTTCATCAAAAGAAATATGAATTTAATTGAAGATCCAATTAGTGATTTCAAAGCAGGGTTAACAATAAGAATACCAAACCAATCTTCACTAACAGGAATTAGAAACTAGAAAAATGACAATAGGACCAGATAACACCCTTCCTCTTCGAGACCTAGTAGGTAACAAGTTTTGGGAGAAGAATGTTGTACACGACTATTCGAGTGTGACTTACGATATCACATTGGCAATGACAACGACACCCAATGCTACACGTTGGTTAGGTTATGAAGCAAGTGGAGAAAAAGATGCCGAAGAGATCAACAGCTTGGACAACAAAGAAGTATTCCGTGATGAAACAATAATACTGGCCCAGACAGCGTCAACTATCACGCAGATAACTAGGCTGGACATCGAAGGTTATGCTTCGCCCAATCAAAGATCAAACTTGACATATTCAACAAAGATGAAAGCTGACATAGTACAGCCCCAAGGCCAGTCTCTTATACGTAACATATACAAAGCGGCAGGTATGCTTGGCATTGAGAACCATTACAGCCATCCTTACTTCTTACAGATATATCTTAAAGGTAGAACAAAAGACGGTTCTGAGATAGTACAAGAAATCCCAGGCACAAGAAGATTGTATGCTGTTTTTATCAACAACATAACTTATAGAGTTGAGTTAGGTGGAACAACATACGGCGTTGAAATGATAAGAACGGGAAATATGGCTTTGGCTGATGATCATCAATTATTAGGCGATATGGAATTCAATGGTTTGGTTAACTTTGGTGACTTTATGTCTCAATTTGAGAAAAAATTGAAAGAACAAGAGAGAAACCATCTAGGACAAAGTAAATTAATACTAGACCAATATAAGATAAAAGTCCAAGGAACGCCAAAAGAAGACACTGAAGTTGCATATGCGACTAGTGAAACAGATAGACTTTTATTTGAAACTGGAAAAATTATAAATGATAACGATGTTGATAACTTTGTGGCAGAGTCAACACCTAGTGCAATAGCAGATCAGCAATATGGTATGGGCACTATCAGAGCTGAGATTGATAAAAACACTTCAATAACTGAAGCACTGGAGAAGTTTGTGTCAAGAAATTCCTGGATTAAAAATCAAGCCAAAAAAGTAAGGGGAGATTTAAGTGAAGCATTTAAAAACAAGAAATTTAAGGCTGAGAATCTAGACAAGATGCTGGTAACAATCAGTACTCATACAGAACTACTACAATATGATCCCTTAAGAAGAGATTACGCAAAGAAGTTTACTTTCATTGTTAATTTAATGAATTATACAACTGTGTTGGCCGCTGTCAGAGATGAGTTCAACAAAGACAAAGATTACACGAAAAAAAGAATAAACCATATGATATCCAAAAGGCGTCTGTTAAAAAGATATGACTACTTCAACACTGGTATCAATTTAGATGTTATAACTTTTGATCTTCAGTACAACTTTCAATATGTTTATGGGTTAGATACTGTGGTTGGATTGTACAACAAGTACGGCAAAGAGTTCTATTCGAAGTTTCAAGAAAAAAACAGCAGTCAAGCAAAATTAGACAAGGCCGGAGCTGTTTCTTCACAGAGCAACTGGAATGCTATGACCAAAGATGGTGATATCAACCAACAGGAAGAACTTGCCATAGCAAATCACAGGTACCAAGTGCTAAGGAAGGCCAGAGAAGTATACACTCAAGGTGGAGTAGAACCAGATGCGAACACTTTGAAAGCATACAATCAACTGGTTGATGATTACAACAACAACCTCAACGATTGGGAGAGAATGAATAGCGCCGGCGATGGCGGAGAAACAATGTATGACTTCGATAAAATACAAAATTTAAAAGAGAATGAGATTGGTATCAAGCCAACCAACAACAATGACTACAGCAAAACAGGGTCAAAAAATAGAATTGGTGAGCAAACCTTTGCTGAAAAAATAGATGATAAAACATTTATGGAAAAAGACCAAGGCGTCATAGTGCCAGTACAGTTCTATGAAAGATATTTCAAGCCAGAATCAGAAGGCGTGATCGGAGTGGGTGCAAACTCAGACTTCCATACAATACTGAAAAATGCAAAAGTGGGATCCAACGAAATGGTAAATGCGACCATAGATATCATAGGTGATCCTTACTGGCTAGATTACACACCTAGCAACTCAAAATTTAATGATCCTAAAGTAGCCAATTACAGAACAGAGAAAGTGATATTATTTTCAAGTCTGGGGCCAGGGGAAGTGGATCCCGAAACAGGTTTTATACCTGCTGGAAACACTAGAGCTGATGAGTTCTTGACTGCACTGTACAGGGTTTGGAAAGTGGATCACACATTTGACAACGGACAATTCACACAACGACTTTCAGTCATAAGAGATACCATAACTGACTTGTCATTGATGCAAGAAGCTGTCACTATTACAAAATCTTCTAATGAAAAAGATATGGAAAAAGTCAAAGAAGAACCTATTGTAAATGAAGCCAAGAAATTAGACGGTGTATCAACTGCTGATGTTATTGGTAACGATAACAAGAAAAATGCAGTAGACCCTGGATTATTATCTGCTGTAGAAAATAAAAAGGCCTTGACAAAAAATCTAAATAAAGGTAAACTAATGATAGATGGCAAAGAAGTTAGTAAAGAAAAATTTAATGAGCACTATACTCAAGAGAAGTCAGGCCAGAAATTTGACGGTTATGGATCTAGACTCAGTGAAGATAAAACAAGAGTCATCGGAGGATTCTAATGGCAGGTAAAAATCAATCATCCAAGAGTAACTTCACTGCTTACACAGAAGGCTCGTCTAAAGGTGCGAAATACAGTACCATACAATTTGCAGAAGTAATGAACACAGTAGACCCAGGTAGAATGGGAAGGATGCAAGTTTGGTTGCAAGGTTCACAAAACAGCAAACTGGATTCTAAAAATTGGAAAACAGTACTATGGGCTCAACCTTTCGCAGGTAGTTCACCGGCAGATAACTTAATCAAAGGTGGAGAAGGAAAACCAGAAGACAAGATTGAAAATACTTTTGCCGGAACACAAAAAAGTTATGGAATGCATTTTGGTATGCCTGACAAAGGCAACATTGTTATTGTAGCATTTGTTGATGGTAACGCGAACCTAGGAGTGTGTTTAGGTTGTATGTATCAACCAGGAATAAATCATATGATACCTGGAATACCTCGATCTAGTACATTCGGTGACAAAGCACCGCTTGTGCCTGTAGCAGAAACAAACAGGGTTTCAGAAGAAACACAGTATCACGACTTATATAAAAATGTCGCAGACAAACAAGACGGAGTTAAAAGACCAAAGCACGACACATTTTATACATCTTTGACTACACAGGGACTAGAAAATGATGGCATACGTGGACTAACAGATAGTGGTGCAAGGCGTGAATCACCAAGTCAAGTTTACGGTATATTGACACCAGGTGGTCATCAGTTTGTAATGGATGACGTCAATCAAAAGTACACTAGATTAAGAACCAGTGGTGGTGCCCAAATATTACTAGATGATACAAACAGTACAGTTTATGTCGTCAATAGTAAAGGAACAGGTTGGGTTGAAATTACTGAAAAAGGAAAAATAGAAGTTTGGAGTGAAGACAGTATCAGTGTTAGAAGTGAGAAAGATATTAACCTGAGAGCAGACAGAGATCTAAATTTAGAATCAGGAAGACATACAAATATTAGAGCACACCAAACAGATGCAAACTCACAACCAAAATCTACAACAGATCTAGGTAGTGTCAAAGGAAATGTGCATATCGAGTCTGCTGGTAGCTTCAAGCTAAAAGCTGATGTTGGCATAGACGCCAGCACAGAAGGAAGTACAAACATATATTCAACTATCAATAACAATCTAACAGCATTAGGAACCAGCAATATTAACAGTGCGGCAGGACACTATGAAACAGCCCCGGTCATTCATATGAATGGTCCTCCGGCGGCATTGACAACACCAGTGTCGAGCATATCTTTACAAGTTGATGCAGATGGTAACTTACTTTGGCCTAACGTACTTGCTGAGAGAACAGGTGCCGCGGCAAACAGTCCTAGAAAAACAGAATCAAATAGAGGTTCCATTGTCAGTAGATATCCTACAAGAGAACCATATCCATACCACGAGTCGCAGAGCAATTTAAATACTAATAGCGAATAGTATACACACCATATAAATCCAACAGATATTCTACTAAATATCTTTACGTTCATCCTTATAAGGACGGAAGTAGCATTAGCGAAGGAACGCATTGTAAAACGTTCATCTTGTATGACATATAAGACGGAAGTAGGCGAAGCCGAAGGAACGCACCTAACTTTAACAAGGAGGGTGACAATGAATAGATTCGATCACTTACATAAAAAATACCGTGAGGAAAAAATGAAAGCTCGTAAAGAAGCAATCTTGAACAAGTCTAGACGTAATGTTGAGACTAACGGAAACGGTACATCAGGATATACGATACAAGAAGGCAAGAACAAAAATAAGGTTGCCGGACATATATCTGTAGATCATCAGAATAAAAAAATATAATAGTCATAAAAAAAGGGCGGTAAATTTAATTATCGCCCTTTTTATCAAAGATCTTTGAGGTCTTTATTATGTCTTACAAAATTACTTTTTCGTGTAAATTGAGTATAACACCCATACCGCAACTAAACCAACTAAACCTTGAGCTGAAAAGCCTGCGATAATGTTTTGTACATTCCCAATTACAGAAATGTTTGGCCAGAACGGAACGTTTTGACCGCTAAACAATACCTCTAGTACAATTCCTAGAGCTATTAGTGAAACTCCGACATCTGCTAGTGCTGATGACCAAGTTTTTATTTTGTTAATAATATCCATATTTGGACCTCCTTTATTAATAAGTGTATATTGTTGCACAACATACACAGATTGTCAAATATTTAAATGCCAATATTGTGTATAAACGTGATAGTTAACTTAAAGTGGGTTTAAAGTCATAAAAAAAGGGCGATCCGAAGACCGCCCTAAAGTTCTTAATAATAATTTTATTATTATGCGTTGTAGTTGATTACAGTTTTATTAGTTGTATTCAACAACTCAATTACAGAGCTTTTGATTGATTAGCAACTTCTAAGTTACCAGATCCAATTACTCTTACATTAAGATTATATCCTTTTGATAAAAGATCAGTTGTTGGTGTAGATCTTTTCATCTTTAGGTTCTTAAATTTGATAACACCACCATTGATATTACCATCTTTATCTAGAGCTGATTTTGCCTCATCCATAAAAACACCTACTTTGTTTTTTACGTTGCCTTTAGCAAATTCTCTAGTATATACTACGTATTGTTTAGTTCTAGCCATTTTTGTTTCTCCTCTTATTAACGTTAACGACATTAGTTTTCTTGTTAGTTGTTTTATTTGTTTTTCTAACATAATATATACATAGTACACTAGTACGTGTATATTGTCAACCGTTATTTTAATGAATTTTAATCTTTTTTAGGTTTTTCTAGATTTATTCCAGCATTCTTAAAGAATAAGTCAGGAAAACGGGTAATGTCTTGTTTAATTTCCCATAATTTCAATGAAACGTCTTGTTCATCATACCATAACTCCTGGGATAATCTCTTATCATAAGCATCACAGAGTACATCAAGCAGTTTAATAGCTTGATCTCTGTCCATATGCCACCAATCTTTGCCTTGGGCAAAATTCTTTAATTCATTACTCATACTATTATAGTATATGATCTGCTATCTTTAAGTCAACCAATTGTTTGGCTGTAAAATACTGATCCGATGGAGTATTGAGCTTTTTTCTAACGTCTTGTAAGGATAATCCACTTGCTTCACGCAATATATTCAAACATCTTAATTCACAGTTATTGTTTTCTTTCATAGCACTTCTCATATCGTGCATCTTGCTTTCCATTGAGTCAGAGTGTTGGTGATTCATTATTCCAGTATTCTTACCAATATATCTTTCGCCTTGCTTACCAATAGCAAAGATTAAAAAAGCCGCACTCATAACAGCACCGATACCTATAGTACTAATATGATGATAACTGTTTCTCATTACATCAATTAAAGCAAATGCTTCGTATAAATCGCCGCCAGTTGAGTTGATATACAACTTTAAAGTACGTTTTGGCTTTTTATTTAAATTGGCTGTGACTATCCATTTAATCGCTCTAGAAACATTTTCTTCTGCTATTTCTCCCGACAGATAGTGTATATCATTGTCTATAAGATTTACCTCTACTCTGTCTTCGGCTGTGAACTGTTCAAATTTTTTCATAAGTTTATGTTTTTTGTATAGCTTGTATAGTATATTTATATGGTTTGAATTGCAAGTCTTTTCTTGAAAAAAGATAATTATAGTAGTACTTAAATTAGTCAATAAATATTAATAACAAGGAAGCATTATGGCATACTCAACAAGTAAAAACACATCAGGATCAGTACAAACTCAGAGCTCTGGACTAGGGTTCTTCCGTGGAACGTACAAAGGCTTTAGCACAGTAGCAGGTGTTAAGAGTAATCAACTGTATGATATCGACCTAATAAAACAAGATTTAACAAATCACTTTTACACAAGAAAAGGTGAACGTGTAATGAATCCAAACTTTGGTTCGATTGTTTGGGATATGCTTTACGAACCATTAGATGCGGCCAACAAAGATGAGATTGTCGAAGACTGTAAAGTCATAATTTCTAAAGACCCTAGAGTTGAGCTACAAGATTTAAATGTTATGGAATACGAGAGTGGTTTAAGAATTAATATTGGAATTAATATTTTGCCTTACAACAAGACGGCAACTATGTTATTAAATTTTGAAAGAGAAACTATATAATGAGCCAGATACAAAGACAAGATAATTTATTCTCAGCAGAAGATTGGAAAACAATTTACAGAAGTTTCGGTCAAGCAAACTTCACAGCATATGATTATGATACTATTAGAAGTAGTATGATATCTTATATACAAACAAACTACCCAGAAGATTTTAATGATTACATCCAATCTAGTGAATTCGTAGCAATCATAGATTTGTTAGCTTACCTAGGTCAGAGTTTAGCTTTCAGAACTGACTTGAACTCAAGAGAAAACTTTTTTGACACAGCTGAAAGAAGAGAATCAATTTTAAGATTAGCAAAGTTGATCAACTACAAACCAAAAAGAAACGTACCTGCAAGAGGACTTTTAAAAATTACTAAGATTAGAACAACTGAACCTTTAACTGATGCAGAAGGAACAGACCTTGCCGGGACAAATATAAATTGGAATGATCCTAACAACCCAGAGTGGTATGATCAGTGGTTAACAATTATGAACAGTTCATTTCAAAGCACAAACCAATTTGGTAATCCTGCCAAGAGTGGAACAGTTTCATCAGTGCCGGCAGATATCTACAACATCAATTCATCTAATGATCAACCAGTAGTTAAAAACTTTGATGAGACAATAGATGGAATAACAAC